GCTAATTGTAGAGAGTGAGTTAAGGAAAGCATTAGAGGAGATAGTCCTCCAAGATCAAGTTGTCTTAGAAGCGATAAAAAATAAGGAGATTGCCGATGTTAAATTTACAAGTGAAAGCGAAGAACTATAGCGAGATGAAGACGATTCTAAATAGTCTCTGTGTTCAACTTTTTGAATTCGAAGAAAAAGGGTTTTTTGATGATGGTCAAAACGAATGGGTGCATCAACGAGAAAATTATTCTCTAGAGTGTTCGGACGTAGATGGGAGACCTTTCCCGGAGGAGGATACATATAATCCTAAACAAACTAACTTCCTAGATGTGCTTGAAAAAACACAAACAAACTTAAGACCAAAAAAGAAATCTAATAGTAAGAATAAAAAACGTAGATGAAAGAAGTCGAGTCCATCTCCGTTTATGCTAATGCCTTTCGATTAGGACTAAAGCCCAATGAAATTCTTACGGTCTCAGAATGGGCCGATAAATATAGGGTCTTGTCGGAAGTAGCGTCCGCAGAGCCCGGCCCGTGGAGAACTTCTAGAGTTCCTTACTTAAAAGAGTTAATGGATGTTTTGTCTTCGCATGATCCTACACAAGAGATAGTCTTCATGAAGTCGGCCCAAGTTGGCGGAACGGAAGCGGGCAATTGTTGGCTTGCTTATATTATTGATTATAATCCCGGTCCAACGATGATGGTCATGCCTACTCTTGAAATGGCGAAGCGGAATTCAAAGCAAAGAATTGCTCCTTTGATTGAATCCTCACCTAGACTTCAAGAGAAAGTTAAAAGTTCAAAGTCTAGAGATTCCGGGAACACTGTTTTACAAAAAGAATTTCCGGGCGGTCTTTTAATTATGGCGGGAGCAAACTCTCCTGTCGGTCTTAGATCCACTCCGGTAGCGTTTTTAATATTGGATGAAGTGGACGCTTTTGGGAATACTTCTGAAGGGGACCCAATTGCTTTGGCGACAGCTAGACAGCGTACCTTTAGTAAAAAGAAAAAATTATTAATATCAACTCCTGTAGTAGAGAGTACCTCAAAAATAGAACCCGCTTATCAAATGTCCGACAGGAGAAAATATCATGTTCCATGTCCGCATTGTGGAGCATATCAACATTTAAAATTCCCTAATCTAAAATTTACAAAGGATGGGGGTAACGTGGTAGATGCGGAGTATGCTTGCGAAGAGTGTGGGGTATTAATTGGGGAGCATCATAAGACAGATATGCTACTTGCGGGTAAATGGATTAAAGAGAATCCTAATTCCTCTATTGCCGGATTTCATATAAATGCTCTTTACTCTCCGCTTGGTTGGTTCAGTTGGACTGAAATCGGGACGGAGTGGTTTGCTGCCCAGAAAGATCCGACGAAGTTGCAGACTTTCATTAATACTGTTTTAGGGGAATCGTGGAAAGAGAAAGGCGACGCTCCTGATTGGGAGAGACTTTATGAAAGAAGAACTTCTCGTCCTCTTAATGTTGTACCGCCGAAAGGATTGTTTCTCACCTGTGGGTGTGACGTTCAGAAAGACCGACTCGAATTAGAGATCGTGGCATGGGGGAGAAACCTACAATCTTGGTCGGTAGACTACAGAGTTCTGATGGGAGATACTTCTGAACAAGAAGTTTGGGATAAATTAGAAGAAGTAATAAATGAATCATGGCCGGTGGAAAATTATAATATTCCGATGAAATTGAGAGCTACGGGAATCGACTCTGGTTATAATACGCAAATGGTGTATAATTTTGTGAGGAAGCAAGATCAATCAAAAGTTTTTGCAACGAAAGGTCAAGAGTCATTGCAGCAAATAATTTCAAGTCCAAAAAAAGTAGAAATAAAACTAAACGGAAAAAGACTGTCAAAGGGAGTCAACCTTTGGTCTCTCGGCGTAAGTGTAGCCAAATCCGAGCTATATGGCTTTCTAAGGCAAGCCGCTCCAAAAGAGAGCGACGAGCGTCCCGTGATCGGGTATTGTGATTTCCCGGAATATGGAGAAGAGTTTTTTAAAATGATAACAGCGGAAGAAGTCTTTGTTCATAAAATTCGAGGGTTTGACAAACGAGTATGGGAAAAAACCCGTGATCGAAATGAGGCTTTGGACTGCCGCGTAATGGCGCGGGCCATGGCATCTCTTGTCGGAATTGACCGTTTTAAAGAAAAAAACTGGGAACGACTTGAAAAAGGGCGACCAATTGTTAATACTAGTATAAATATACCTAAACCCGTTGCGACAAAGAAAGCAAAAATTGTTCGCAAGAAATCAGATTGGCTTTAATTATGGCATGGACACAAGAAGATATTGACAAGCTTGAATCTGCGATGGCGGAAGGGGCTTTACGAGTAAAGTATAAAGATAAGGAAATCGAATATCGCTCTCTTAGAGAAATGCAGAAACTTCTAGAGCAAATGAAACAAGAGGTTTCAGGCAAAGCAAAAACTGTCAGAGTAACGGCAATTCACGATAAAGGCTTATAATGTCATTTCTAAAAAACCTCTTTATAAAGAAGAAAGAAAGAAAATATGAAGGTGCAAGTCTAGGTAGGAGACTATCTAAATGGAATTCTCCCGGGACAGATGCGGATGCATCTCTTCGGGGGAACCTAAGTCATCTTCGAAATAGATCCCGAGATCTTGTCAGGAATAATCCTGTTGCTGCCGGAGCTTTAGATTCATTAGTTGATGAAATCGTGGGCGAAGGTATTGTAGGCACAATTAAACATCCTGATAAAAAGACTCAAGATAGACTAAATAAACAATGGAGATCGTGGGCCGAATCAAAGCAAGCTGACTTTAATGGCCTCCAGACTTTCTACGGATTACAAAGATTAGTGGTTCGCTCTGCCCTTGAAGGTGGGGAGACTATTGTTAAATCACTTACAAAAAAATCAGGATTCCCTTTAGAGCTACAAGTTTTGGAGGGTGATCATTTGTCTTTATTTGAGAGTAAAGAAAATAGCGACGGAAGCCGCGTATATCAAGGTATTGAATACAATAAAAAAGGGAAGAGAATTGCTTATCATTTACTCGATGAGCATCCCGGAGCCTCTACGATTTTCACTAATAACAAACAAACTAGATATAGTGTCGATGATATTGCTCATATCTTTAGAGTAGACCGAAATGGTCAGAGCCGAGGGATTCCTTTCCTATCGCCTGTATTAGTAAGGATAAAAGATTTAGATGATTATAATGATGCTCAAGTAGTGCGGCAAAAAATAGCCGCTTCCTGGGCCGCTTTCATTACTGATTATGAAGCCGGGGATCTCGATGATACCGACGAAATTGAATTAATTGAAAAAATAGAGCCGGGGATGATTGAGATTTTACCTCCGGGTAAAGATATTAAATTTGGAAATCCCCCGAGTGTAGAGGGATACGGCGAGTTCAACTCGGTGCATCTCCATCATATTGCTAAGGCCCTTGGCATATCTTATGAGCTTTTGACAGGAGATTTCTCTAAAACAAATTACTCATCTGGAAGAATGGGGCATTTAAAAACTCAGAAAACAATCAGGACTTATAGGAAGCATGTTTTAAAACCTATGTTTTTAGATTTTGTTAAAGCTAAATTTTTTCAGATTTTATTCCTTCAAGGGGAAAATATAAAAGAAGCAACTATGCAATGGACTGCTCCTAGAACAGAGATGATTGATCCGACTAAAGAGATTCCTGCGGCTAGAGATTCTGTCCGAGCAGGATTATCGACTTTAAGTAGTGAGATTAGAAAAGGTGGATTAGATCCAGATGAAGTTATGAAAGAGTGGAAAGAAGATGCAGACAGATTAGATAAAGACGATTTATTCTTTGATTCTGATCCTAGAAGAATCAATAGAGGAGGGTCATTGCAGGATAATCTTGTCAATGAGGACCCGGACGATAATAATATAGATGTATCTGACAAAAGTAAAAAACAGGAAAAGAAAAAGGAAGATAAATCCAAGGAGAATGGAAATGACAAAAAAGAAAAAGAAAAATGATATTCAAGCAGGGGAAGTCTTCGCCCATAAGATCTCCGGGAAGCCGAGATCTTTTAATAAAGAAGAGAGAACCTTTGAAGTTATCTGGACTACTGGAAGACGAGTAGACCGAGGCAATTACGCTATGGAGCTTGATTTATCTGAACAAGCCGTTGATCTTTCCAGATTGAAAAACGGAGCCCCTGTTTTAGATAACCACGACTCTTCAGGTGGGATGTGTGGTCCGGCTCAAGGACTACATGGAAGATCTCAAGGTCAAATCGGCGTAGTCGAGGACGCATGGTTCGAAGGCGAAGGCAATAAGAGATTGGGGATCGCTAAATTAAGATTATCCTCAAGAGAATCTGTTAAACCTATTTTAGAAGATATTGAAAACGGAGTTATCAGAAATGTATCCGTAGGATTCTCAATCCAAGAATATGAAGAAGTAGATCGGATTCAAAATGAAAATAGAGATATCCCGGTTTATATGGCCAGACAATGGCAACCTATGGAGATTTCTCCTGTTCAGGCAGGAGCGGATGACGCGGCGATAGTTAGGAGTTTGCCTGAAATGCTGCATAATTCTTTAAATACTAAAGATCCTGAACATTATAAGTCGGTTATTGAGCAAGCTGTAGATAAGATGGGCGAAAAAGTCGCTGAAATAATTACAGAGAGAAAAGTTGACGAACCAATTTCTGATGTGGATACTAATACCATTGAAACAACAAGTGAAATAACTAATAAAACAAAAGACGAGGAACTCGCTATGAACGAAGAAGAAAAGAAAGCTTTAGTTGAAGCTGAAAGAAAAAGAGCATTAGACATAACTGAAGCCGTAAAAAAAGCGGGTCTGGAGCGGTCTTTTGCAGATGAGATGATCTCAAGCGAAGTATCTATTGAAGATGCTCGAAAGATGGTTATTGATAAGATGGCAGAGAAATCAGAAGCCCAAAACAAAACAAGGTCAAATGTCGTGGTTGGTGACAACTTAACTACAGATCATGTTAGAAGTGGTCTTCAAAATTCTTGGTTATCAAGAGGAAGTACAAACCATAAATTAGATGAGCATGGAAAAGATTATGCGGGTCTATCATTGGTAAGATCTGCTTCAGTATTCTTAGAAAGAGTACACAATGTTAGAACAGGATTAATGTCTAACGATAATATTATCAAACGGGCCCTCTCAACTTCTGATTTTCCAGAATTGTTAGCGGACACAATGAACAAATCTCTTAGAGGTTCGTACACTGGTCACGATGTAACTTTTGAGGGATTCACTCGAAGAGTTCAGGTAGCTGACTTCAAAGAGATCTCAAGGAAGAACTTTGGAGATGCTCCGGCATTAGAAAAAGTTCAAGAGCATGGTTCTGTTAAACTCGGAAGTATGTCAGAAGCGAGTGAAAAATATAGTGTTGAAACTTACGCTAAGAAATTAAGATTAACTAGAAAAATGTTAATCAATGATGACCTTGATGCTTTTATCAGAATCCCAGAGAAATTTGGTATTGCTGCTAGAGATTTAGAGTCTGATGTTGTCTGGGCAATCATTACTGCTAATAGTGGTCTTGGTGTCAATATGGGCGACGGCAATCCTATTCATCATGCAAGCAATAGCAATATTGGAACAGGCGGAGCCTTATCTGATACAACTATTGGTGAGATGGAAAAACTATTACTACTCCAAACAGGTTTAGATGGAAGACAAATTCAAGTCCCGGCTAAAACTATTTATGCTCCAGTAGCTATGAGAACTCAGTTAAGAAAATATTTAACTCAGATCACTCCCAACTCAAACTCAGAGATCAAGCTTTTTACTGATCTAAGTGGTGTAACTGAAGCGCGATTAGACGCTCAAAGTGCTACGAGATTCTATCTCTTCTCAAGTGCTTCTGATATTGATATGGTTGAACTTGCTACTCTTAGTGGAGAAGGCGGTCCAAGTGTTGAGACTAAGAACATGGGTGGATTAGAAGGAATTGAAGTTCAAGCCGCTCATGATGTCGGTGCTGCTCCTATTGACTATAGAGGCTTCACTACAAATGCGGGTGCTTAATAAATAAAAATTCGGGAGTCTTCGGACTCCCTTAATTGGAGAAATATATTATGAAAAATTTAGTTTTAGCCAGTGATGCAAATGACGGCCCAAAAAAACTTGAATTCGCGGCTCCGGCCACTACGGTTTCAGGTGAGTTCTACATAATTGGGGACTGTCCGGTAGTATCTGTGACTAGTCTTGCCAATGCGGAGAGAGGGACTTATTTAGTGGAACAGGTTATCCGTTATGCTAGAAATAACGGTGTCACATTCTCAGAAGGGGAAACTGTACATTGGGATTCGGGTGCTAAAGAATTAACAAATGTTGCTCTTGGTAATAGACCTGTTGGGATCGCTACAAAAGATGTCGCCGCTTCTGATGAAGTGGAATTTAAGATGTTTGAGCAAGCCGGACCTACAGGAGTTTAATCTTAATGAGCTTTAGAGATAAAACATCTAAGCTCTTAGATTCTGCTTTTTCTGTATTTGGTGAAAAAAATAAAATCCAGTACCGCCCAAAATCCGGCGGTACTTTCACAATTAGGGGAATCTTTGACGAAACTTGGGAAGAGGTTGACCCTGAAACTTTTGCGGTCGTATCTTCAACTCAACCTAATGTCGGGATAAAATCAAGCGAATTAGATTTTACTCCTGAATCTGGGGATGAAGTAGAGATCATGAATATTCTATACAGGGTTATTGATATCCAAGAAGATGGCCAAGGGGCTGATACTCTTTTTCTACATAAGGTGGAATAATGGGTAAGGCAACAAGGTTCACAACTCGTAAAGAGATAAGATACGCTATAACTCAGTTATTAAATGACCGAATGGATTGTATGGCTTATGCTAATCGGGTGAGACCTATTGGAGTAGAAGAATTACCGATAATTCTTATATATCCTACGTCCTTAGATTACACCATTCTAAGAAAAGATCCGAACAGATTACTTGGGAGAGACATGACCCTCTCTATACAAGTCATTGCGACAGACTCGAGAGAGGATATGTTGAGTGATATCCTCGATGACTTGTCGGAACAAATTGAAGAAACTATCGAAAATAGTGACAAGCTAGGACAGTTAGTCCATGATATTAATATAGATACAGCGCAGGGGTCTTATAAAGACGAAGGTCAAAAACCCGAGGGCGCGTGGATAATGAACTATAATATAACTTTTATAAAAAAGCCCAAGGAGTAGGACATGGCAGTAAGAGAAGAGAAAATTACATTAGAACCAATGGATCTTTTTTGGGGACGAAGACAAAAAGATTCAATCGCTTTTGTTGCGGATGTCGCACTAGCGGAAGAAGATAAATATTTTACTATCGGAGATAATGATTATTTTTATCTTGATGGGGGAACGGCGGTTGATCCTGCTCCTCCGGGGTTTGCAAATGGACATGCTATTACTTATGTCACAGGTGATTCTGCTACTGCAATTGCAGCTTTGGCAGAAGTTGTCGTTCAAGCCGTAAGTGGTTTTAACGCAAAAGCTGTTGCGGGCGTTTTAACTTATGAACAAGATTCTCCGGGAGCTGTAACAGGATTAGTAGACGGCGATACAGGTTACGTTATCACTTCTGTTTCTGTTGGGGACGGGAGAGATTTAGGCGGTACGGGAGCAATTGAAGCTTCTTTCTCTGTTGATACAACAGATATTATGGCAGCTCAATTAGGGACCCAGATTTTAGATCAAGTTGTTACGGCAGCTAATTTAGAATTGTCTTTTGAACTATTAGAATTAACTCCTGAGAACTGGAAGCTAATGTTAGCCGAAACAATCGGTGGGTCAGTGACTGTCGATGCTACTGAGATAATTGGTTTAGGTGACTCTAAACGGTTTAAGAATATGTCTCAGTTCGCTAGAGAGTTAAGACTAAAACCTGTTGGATCTGTAGATGATAGTAGGAACCTACATTTTTGGAAAGTCTATCCGATCATTGACTCTGTTAATTACGCGGGTGATGATATTTCAAAAATGTCAGTATCTTGGAAAGCTCTTAGAGATTCAGATAAATCGAATGAAATTAGCTTAATGATCTTCGGCGACGGTACGAAGAATTTACTCTAGTAAAAAGGATATAGTGCGATGAAGAAATTAAATTTCGGGGAACCGGAGAAATTAGAAGTAACAGTACAGGGTAAGATTAACAATTTAACTTACCCTGCTTGGGGAACAGTAGAAGAAATGGAAGCTAAAGGTGAGGATTTGAAACCTTCAGATATAAAAGACTTCTTAAATAATTGTGGATTAAGTCAAGAGTCATTTCAACTTTTAACTTTTAAACAAGTCCAAGATATTTATACTGAGCTTTTAGGGCTAAAAAAAAATTAAGTGATACCGATTTTAAGCGGGCGCAGTTAGCTCGCTTTTATGGATTCTCGGATTTAGAGGTTAGTGAGATGTCGGCTTGTAAGATAAATATTTACTGGCAAGCTCTCACGATTATTGATGCTAGAGAAGCTATGTTAAAAGTAAGAATAGCATCTTATACTAAAATGAAAGATTCGGAGAGATCAAAATTTTATAATAGCCTATTTAGATTAGCTCACCCGAACCAAGAGAAAAGAGCCCTTAGATCTGAAGATTTTATTGGGGCCTTAAAGGCGAAGGGATTCAATGGCTGATGATTTAAAGTTTAAGATTGGAGCAGATGCGGCGGACGCTTTAAATGCCCTAGTCGCTTTGACAAAAGGCACTAAACGCTTTTCTACAAAATCGCAGAAAGCTTTCACAAAAATGAATATAGCCTTCGGAGCTTTTGCGGGGTCTCTTGCATCTAGAGCCGTTTCCCGAGGGCTCCAAGCCATAGCTTCTGGATTAGCTGATGTCACACAAGAGGCGCGGGCGTTTTCAAAAGGTATGGGGGAGATAAATACCCTTTTACCCCAAACAGCCCAATTAACAGAGGAAACCAAAACGGCCATCCTTGGGATGACATCTCAGTTCGGATCAGGGATTGCCGACCAAACAAAAGCTTTTTATCAAATCGTCTCCGCAGGAATAAAAGGTACAGCAAACCAATTAAACTTTTTAGAACAAAGTTCTATGGCCGCTGTTGCCGGGATAGCCTCGGTAGAGGACGCGGCAAACTTAGTGACTAGCCAGTTTAATGCTTTTGCAAAAACCGGGGAAACCGCTGAGACTATTTTGGATAAAGTCTTCCAAACAATTAAACTCGGTAAAACTACGTTTAGTGAACTATCAAGTAGTTTAGGTCAGGTGGCTCCTTTTGCTGCTGCTGCCGGAGTTACCTTTGACGAAATGGCGGGGTCTATCGCCTTTCTTACAAAAAACTCTATAAAATCCGATATAGCTGTTAGGGGTTTGAGACAAGTAGTGGCCACTCTTATAAAACCTTCTGAACAGACACTACATGCGGTAAAAGTTCTCGGATTAGAGTTCACTACGGCATCCCTTAGAGCAAAAGGTTTTGCGGGCTTTTTGAAACACATCCAAGAAAAGACCGAAGGGAATGAAGGAGCCCTTGCAAAACTGTTTGGAAATGTCCGGGCCCTAAATCCCATCCTTGCTATAGTTAAAGGTAGTTTCAAAGATTTTAAAAATGTTCTAGAAGAGGTTAAGACCACAACAGGGGGTACGGAACGAGCTTTCAAAATAATGGAAGCTACTTTTGATTTTCAAATTACCAAAATGGTTTCGAACTTCAAAAGAATCAGCACATCTTTAGCTAGAAATTTTATTCCCGGATTCACTAAAGTACTAAAAATATTTAATAAATTTTTAGAAAATATTGATTTCAAAAAAGCGACAAAATCCATAGCAGATTTCGGAATCTCAATAATAGATTGGATGCTAAAGCCAATGGAGAAGGTATTCTCTCTCTATTCAAACATGAAAAATATAATAGGTTTTTATATCCAAGACACCTTTAGAACAATGCTCTCTAAAATAGGGACAGGTTATCTCGAACTAGCGAAGCTTATAGAGAAAATTAATCCTTTTAGCCAAATATTTGATACAGATATGATGCAAAAAGAACTAAACCAATCTCTAGCCGGAATTCGAACAGAATCTGTAGCTAAACTTTCCGGTTTGGGAACACCTATATCGAACGCATTAAGAGAGGCTCTGTTAACTGCGAAAACAGTAGCAGGACCCGCAGCAAAGGAGTTCGGGTCTAGCATTGCTAATCTAATTAAAAAAGGCTTGGGGGGTGATAATGAGGACCCTGATTTCTTTAAGAACAAGGAGCTTAGACAACAATTAAATGAGGCAATGGATGACATGAGTGGGTTTGCCCTTTTTATGGCCGGGGACACTGCAAACATATATACAACTACTGATAAAGAACAAACCAAGTATTTGAGAAATACAGAAAAATTTGCAAAGAAAGTAAAAAGCACTTTAAAGGACGGAATAGCTAACGGAGCGGGGGAAGCCTTCTCTGCTTTTGGTGCAGCGTTAGTTAACGGGGATAACGCGCTTGAAGCATTTGGGAAATCAATAGCTAAATCTATTGGGACCACGGCCGTCCAATTAGGAACAAG